GAGTGTTCCACCTTCCTCAATAATTCGATTCATTACAACATCGAGTTCATTAGGTTCCGGTAGTGTCTCAACTTTAACTTCAGGAATGGTAGTTGCAACTGGAGCAGGAGCCGTAATAGGCTTGGCACGTAAATCAGCATTTTCTTTTTCAAGAAGGGCTGCACGATTTAGAGCCTGTTTAGCCATTTCTACAGCATGTCTAACTCCCTTAACTGCTTCCTGCTTGTTCTTATACTTACCATCGAGGTAAGTACCGTCAGGACCACGTAAGGCTTCCCAATCAATCTCGTCAGTGACGGTTGTGGGCGTTACCACTGGTTTCGTCTCTGTTGCTGGTGGGTTGTCCACCTTTACAGCAGCGGCGGGTTCCGGTGCCTTGCCTGCCTCCGCGACAGGGGTTGTCTCTGTCGTCGGAATTTCAATAGCTGGAGGCTGATCGTGCCCCCATCCAATCTTTTCCATGGGTGCTATGACCCCTGGTTCTACAATCTCTGATGCTATCTTTGCTAGTAACTCCGCTTCTAATTGGGTAACTGTCCGAGCATTTTCAGGCATAATACCTTCCTTTCACCACTCAAGGTTGTCTTGTTGTGGGTTTGCAAATAGTTGATTGCTTCCAGCATGAATGCAGGATTCTCCATGAACAGGGCAATCGCTTTATTACATTTATTACAAAGTAATCCACGGTTATGACCTGTGGAATGATTATGATCAATATCTAAGGCTCGTGTTGGTTGACATTTACAAATAGCGCAAACATAATTTTGTTTTTCTAGTAAAGAATTATATTCTTCGATGGTTATATTATGTTCACGTTTAATTCGTGCTGCTCTAATCTTATCTTTATTCTTTTGAGACCATTTTCTAGCTAATTCATTAACACGTATTTTATTATTTTGTCTCCATTCTTTATTTGCCTTTAATTTTTTGATCTTATTTTTTCTATACCATTCTTTATTATATGCTTTAGTAGCCCCCACGATTTTCCTTTCTTTGTTCGCTTAACGCTATTGCGATACCTTGTGCTCGTGAAGTAACTTTTGGTCCTTTTTTGGATCCACTATGTAAAGTTCCTTCTTTGAATTCGTGCATCACCTTTGATACTTTGTCTGTCCGTCCTTTCTTTACCTTAACTGGGCTTTGTCTTGCCATTAATAATCCTCCTCTGGACTGTACGCAGGTTCTTCTTGATGTCCTAACCCTGACATAGGTTTAATATGACCTTCTTGACGTAATTTCTCATATTGCTGTGATTCGGTTAGTTCGGCTTGTGACCTTGCTACTCGTTCAATATCGGTTTCTTCGATTAATCGTGTGAAAAGTTCAAGCAATCCATCGATCATTACGATCCCACCACGGAGAAAATCATCTGGATAACTGTCTTTACGATTTTGAGAAGGATCAAGAATGAATGTTGCTAAAGAATTTCTTTGTTGTTCAAGGTATGGACGGAATATATCAGTATATGATGGCGAGTTTAGAATAAACATCAGGTGTCCAATTTGATGATCTCCTAAGTTTTTTACATCAAATATTTCAGAGAATGACATTATTTATTCCTTTCTATATAATCAGCGGCTTTTCGTAAAAGTTGAGGATTATCTTTAAATTGACCTAATCCTTTATTACAAAAATTACAAAGAAGACTTCTCACTTTTCCCGTTTGATGATCATGATCCACTGATAATAACCTATTTTCAATCTCTGGTAAACCACATAAAAAACATAATCCTTTTTGTTGATTATGTAATATCTCATAATCATTTAATGAGATACCATATGATTTTTTAAGCATAGAATTTTTTACAGCCTTTTTTACTCTATTTGGATAATTTTGCCTGTATTTTTTAGCGTTCTCTCTTTGTTTTTCAGGATCTTTATATGGCATGATTATCTACTTTCTTTAGGCCGGAGCTAGAGTATTTTTAAGATCCACGGCTCCCGGAATACCTGGAGATCCCGGTAATCCGAGGGGTGAACCACCTTGAACAATTTGTCCTGAAGTCGGAACACCAGCAAGACCTTGTTGTGGTGCTACTTGTTGTACTCCAGCTTGTAATTGTTCATTTGACATGAAGATTTCATTGATATTAGGTACTTCAAATTCACGGAAAATACCACGCCAGAAGTTAATTGCATTGATTTGACCCATTGCAACTTGTCCTAGAGGTGATGCCATTGCTTGTAGAAGTTGGATAAGACGTTCTTGCTTCATTCCTTTTGATAAGGCTGAAGTAGCACCCATTGCACGAGCAGCATAATTAGGAACTAAATCAAAATCATCAAGACGTTCACGTGAATTGGGGATCGGTTGGCGAGTTACAGGATCAAGTGAAGCACCATCTCCCAAGATCAGAACTTCTACTGGTGTATCTAGAAATTGTTTATCAAGTGCGACAAACATATTAGCTAATGGTTCTAGACATGACTCTTCATAAATTCGAGATTCAAGAAGGAGACGGGTGCCAGCTGATTCACGTCTACCAATAAATTCCCTTGCGGTTTGTCGATCTGATCCTGGAAGACCTTGAACAGCGTCTTCCACAAGTCCAGTGCCCATTTGTGCGAATTCGCGAATTTGTGCAATTTTACTATCTGCTACTGTAAGACCTTGAAGATCGGCTTTCATGTTTGCCACAACAGCCCCAGGATTACCATCTACAGGAATAAATCGACCTGGACGAGCATAGAGATTACGTGTATTAAGATTAGCTGCTCGATCATAGAACCACATAGGATCAATGATAAGATCTGCGGCATCGAGGGACTGATTGAGATAACGATTGCCGACAATTTGTAGTTTCTCTACCGTTTCTGCTTTACCAGGAGCGAAGTAATAGTGGGGATCTGGAGTAGGAGAAAAATCCACAAAAGGAAGCACTCCGTGCCAAAAAGGATTAGGATTATTACGGAAAAGATATCGATGATTGGCGACCGTAATAACACGCGAAAGTACTCCATCAGGTGAAAGTTCAGATGGGATAGTGCCCCAAAGTTCAAGAATTTCAATTGGACGAAGATAACGATCCATCCAGCGAATGGATTCATCATCCATACCAGCACGTACTGCGAATCGACGAACCATTGATTGCTGTTCAGTAGTCATGTAGTTGACACCGCCTTCACGTTCTAGGCGAGCAACTTCAGATTTATTAAATATACCTTGTTCAGCAAGATAACGGACATCATCAAGATCAAGGAAGTAACGTCTAATTACCCATTTCATATCTTTTAGACGTTTAACCCCTGGTTGAGGGAAAAAATCTAAGAGATCAAGATTTTCAGAAACAGGACCATCAAAACTTGTAATTTTACCTTTCTTAATGCTTTTGACCATACGACCAGAGAGCGGAAGACGATCAATAGATTCGATAATACGGACTTCTTCTTTTCGTTTCCAACCGACTTGCATTACGGCTTTACCATAAAGATCGGCAGCTACTTGAAAATCTACTTGTTTAAGATAAATATCATCATCTTTAAATTGGGCCGAGATTAGTCCCTCGCGTTTGCGTGCGATAGGCATATCATCTGGACCATAACCGAGGAAAGAGATAATGGGAAAAACATTAAGAGAGGTTGCTGATTTACGAGCAGCATCAGCCCAAATTGCAGAAAAGATAAGAGGAATGTGCACATTATTTTTGTGTGGATGGAATCTTCCTGTCCAAGTACCCCTCCATAAATCATAAAGTCTCGGCCAGTTGATTCTTAATCCAGCGAAGTACATCTCAGACATTTTTTTCCGTGACGTAACTACATTGACAATTTGGTCACGGTAGGAATCTGGAGTCTGAGCCTTTTGAATGATAAGGCTAGGCGTTTGACTGTTAGAAGAGGAATAGATCACGACTTACCTCGTTGATGTGGGCACACGATTTTCCGTGTTTTTGCTATATGGCAATTCGCACATAAAACTTGCATGATTGGCGGGAAATTTTGTTTAATTAAATCTCTAAGAAGACCCCCAGTTCCACCACCTACTCGGGCACGATGTTTTCCTCCATATCCATTAATATGATCTAATTGAAGAAAGTCTAACTCAGTCTCACCACAACAAACACATTTACCACCATATGCTAAAATTACTTGTGTATATTGTTTATGATATGATCGTAAAACATTTAGACAATGACGTTCAGGATGTTCCTTTCTCCATTTTGTACTTATCTCTGTTTTAGTCATTAAATCATCGCCTTTTTTATCCAGTCGGGGATGCTGAGAGGAAGGAAACTATTATTTATATTCATGACACCGTTACCTAGACATGCATATTCAAAGAGTTCTTTAGTCAATTTTACATCATGGCCACAATAATTGAATAACTCTCCAAATTTACCTAATTTTACAAGTTCGACCGCATGAGCACCATTACTGGTTTTACCTTTACCTATGTTGCGTTTACATACAGCATCTAGGGTAAAATCACCTTTACGTCCTACAATCCCTCGATGGGCATTTGCTTCCGCGATTTCACGATAAATATCATAATGATACTTGATGCGTAATTTACGACCAAGAATTCCTTCAATTACAGGTACATCAAATTTTTCACCATAAAAACTTACCAGAACATCAGCACTTTCAAGATGAGCAACTGCTGCTTGAATGGAATAATCATCATAGAGGTATAACCATTGTTCAGTTACATCCCAAATGGCTAATGCTGAAATACCTCCCTCACCTTCACGAAGGGCTGTCCAACCTAGTTCTTCGTTGTCTGGACGAAGTGTTTTCGCGTCTTTCCGTGTTTCAAGATCGAACACCAGAATTTTCATGATGTCCTTTCCGGTTAGCATTAGCTTACCTGTTAGTGTTTCTAAGCTCAGTTCTAATACGATGACAGTTAGAACAGACTAGATCACATTTTAATATTTCTGCTTCTAACTTATCCTTGCTTACTTTATTTAAACCACGCGCAATATTAAATTTTTTCTTTCCTCGAACGTGATCAAAATCCATTACACATGGTGGATAGATTTTATGACAATCCGCACAGGGATTCGTTTTGAGATTACGCACATAGTCCCTTTGTCTTTCCAACCATGCTTTACGAGCATTATATCCAGACATTATACAGGACTCCTCGGTGATTGATACTCATCTTCATAAGGATTATCCTCATTCCATCCACGACCGGGTCCATATTGTTTTACGTCTTTATTTGCATCGATCATCTCATAGATTTCTTCAATTGTAGGTGGTTGAGAAAATGATTTTAGATCTTCATCACCGGGTCTACGAGGATATGAACCTTCTTCTTGATTACCATAGGCATTGGGAGCTACAGGACGACGCCAAATCGAGGGATTAAAGACATCCACAGAGGCATCAGCTAAATCCTCATGTGTTACAGCATCGATACGAAGGATTTGATTGAAGAGTTTACGGATAACAGGTGGAATTATCCATCGCCCATGTATGTCTTTGTGAAGAAGAATTCGTACGTATCCTTCTGCCCAATATCCGATGTTTGAACGAATACGTGCTTTTTTATCTGTGGTTCGGTTAAACTGTTTAAAATTTTCAGCACTAAAGGGGATACCGGATGAGTACAAGATAGTAAGTACACGATTTTTATAGGTTCCAGCTTTCCCACCGGGTTCTTTTTCATCTGTAAGTGCCTTTACACGAATACCGCGCCGACGATAATTTAAAAATACCCGAATTAATTGTGTATTAAAATCTTCCTCACGCCATTCATTTGAAGCCATAACAAGGTCTGTATCAAGATAAATCATTCCATTGCGTCGAGCATCATGGAGCCATGACACAATGGCATTATCATCACCAGTACGAATCGTTTTAACAGTTTTGAAAGCTGTATCAAGATGAATTGAAGCAGCTTCTATTGGAATCTCAAACTGGAAATCTTTATAGTCCATAAAAAGATCAGGAAGTTGAGATTCAATAAGAGCAGCACGCTCACCAGTTCCAGGATTATTCTGTTGCTGACAAGCAAAATCTTCAGGATCACGTGATTTATGTTCAGCAATTTTCTTTTTATCATATAGGGTAGGATGAGTAGGTTCCCCGGTAAGTTCATCTTCTGTTTGTAAGAAGTAAACATTCCAGATACCTTCACCCATGGGAATTTTATCGAACATCATAGTATTTGGGCAATCCATAC